TGGAGTAGGGGCAACTTGTGATAAAACTTTAACCACTTGTCGGTCTTATAGTAATTCTGATAGATTTGGGGGGTTTCCAGGAGCGGGGGCAAGGGGAGTACGACTTGCCTAATATATCTGATCTCATCGGAATTCCTTTCCTTAATCTAGGAAGGGACCCTAAAATTGGATTAGATTGTTATGGATTATTTATGGAAGTAAATAAACGATTTGGTCAAATAGTGACGAATAAAAATATTGCTTGTGAGGATATAGTAACAGCTAGTATAGAAGTACCAGAAGATATAGCAAACTATTGGTCTAAGGTAGAAATTCCAGAACCAGGAGATGCTGTAGCAATGTCTCTTAATCCTATTTTTCCTGGAGTAGTTCAGCATTTTGGGGTATACCTTGGGGATAGTCGTTATATCCATACTTTGAAAAAAGTAGGAGTAATTATATCAAAAATAAATGATCCTGCTTGGGAAAAAAGAATTCGTGGATTTTACAGGTGGAAAAAATGTTCACTATAACTTATGTTCGTAACCCCTTTGATCCTTTGAAGGATCGTATTATTGAGCAATTTCCTATTGGATTGAGAGTAAAAGATTATCTTCAAGGATTTGGAATAGGGGATGTAGAAAGAAATTCTTATGATATAGCAGTATCTATAAATGGTCAAATAGTTCCTAATCCAATGGATTTAGTAATACTTTCTCCCAATTGTCATCTTGCTTTTTGTCATGTTCCTAAAGATGGAGGGGATGGTAAAAATATATTAGCTATTATTGCTATGATAGCTGTTATAATAGTTGCTCCTTATCTTACAGAAATGGCGGCTTTTTATTCTGCAGGAGGAGGTGCAATAGAAGCAATGGCTATTGCTGGCGGTGGCGCTTATATGACCGCTGGTTTAACTTTAGTAGGTGGATTAATTGTTGGATCCGTATTTAGACCAAGTATTCCATCTTTTAATAATCAGTCTATTGATTCATCTTCTACGTATAGTTGGGATGCTAAACCAAATTCATTAATGGAGGGGGAAGTTCTTCCAGTTCTTTACGGTACTATGCGAATAGCTCCCCCCATTATAGGAAGATATTTAGAAACTGCAGGAGATAAGCAATATTTAAATATTCTTATGGCTGCAGCTTCCCACGCAATAACTAGTTTATCAAGTTCTAGAATAAATCAAACAGATGTTACTAACTTTTCGGGTATTACTGAAGAAACTAGGTTAGGAGCAACTACCCAAGGGGTTACTCAGGGATTTAATGATACTAGGGTAACAACGTCGGTGGCAACTAAACTTAATCCCACCGCTTCGGCATGGTCTGCTGCAACGACTTATGATTCTGGAGATTATTGTACTTTTGGGGGATTTTATTGGAAATCTCTTCAGGCAGGAAATACCAATAATTCTCCGGTTGAAGATGCTTGGTGGACTAAGGAAATTTGGACTACTAGAGTAACAAATGGAAATACCGTTCAAGGAATAACAGTTTGTTTATCTTTTCCAGCTGGTTTATTTAGTGCTAACAGTTCTGGAGGATTGGGTAGTACTGAAGTAGATGTATATATCGAGTATAAAAAGACTGGAGAAGTGGATTGGGTACGTTTACAATCTATGAATACTGTTCCGGTTATTATTTCTAGTAGTAGATGGTCAGCTGGTCATTGGCAAAATGAATGGGAAGGGCCATCTCCCTCTGTTTATTGGGTAGAAGTAGAAGTTGGATCTAGCACCCCCGGAGATCATGTGGAGGGAGATCCTTATACTTCGGGGGAATCTTGGTATGACTATGATACCATGGGTCTTCGTTATGCTCATTATTGGAGATGGGTAACTAGTGGAACACTTACTCAAATTGATACAGTTAATCTAGATTATGCCCAAATTGTAGCGGCTCAGTCTAAGCCACTTCGTAGAACATATTCTGCTGATCAACTACCAGCAGGAGAATATAGTATCAGATGCAGAATAGTAAATGCTCTTGCTTCAGGAAATACTTATATTAATGATTGTTATTGGGAATATTTTGAGGAAAGAATTTATGATGATTTTACTTATCCAGGAACAACTTTATGGGTAGTTCGTGCTTTAGCTACTGATCAATTATCTGGGGGTATTCCTAGATTTGATATTCTAGCAGTGCGTAGTACGGTCCCCGTTTGGACTGGGGCAACATATGAAAATAAAGCAGCTAATAATCCAGCTTGGGCTGCTTACGATTTATTACATAATAATACTTATGGGGCAGATATTCCTTATTCTCGGATAGATTATGATGCTTTCAATGCATGGGCTTCTTATTGTACTACTGAGGGATTTACTCTAAATATTTATTTTGATCAAGCTCAAACTGTTAGAAAATGTTTAGATATTGTGGGACAATCTGGTAGAGCCAACGTTGTTCAAATGGGTAGTAAATTCACCGTTATTGTTGACAAAGAAGATACTGCGGTACAAAAATTTCTATTTACTGTAGGAAATATCAAGAAAGATTCTTTTTCAGAAGAATTTTTACCGTTAGATGATCGTTGTAATGCTATAGAAATAACTTATTTTGATGCTACTTTGAATTATGAAAGACAAGTTCTTGAAGTATACTCTGATGATTTTGATACTACGGATAGAGATATTAATAAAAGATCTGTGATTTTATATGGTTGTACTGACAGAGATCAAGCCATTCAATATGCTAAATTTCTTTTAAAATGTAACCGTTACTTGACATTAACTGCTTCTTGGGAAACAGATGTAGATGCATTAGCTTGTATGCCTGGAGATGTAGTTGAAGTTTCTCATGATGTTCCTCAATGGGGATTTTCTGGTCGTATTATATCAGCTACTGCAAATACTGTTACATTAGATAGAAGTGTTACTATTGAGGCCGCAAAAACATATGCTATTACTATTAAACATCAAGATGATGATACTAGAGAAGAAAAAACAGTTTCTAATAGTCCCGGAACGTATACAGTTTTAACTATTTCTACTAATTGGGGGGTTACTCCTTCTCAATATGCTCAATATGCTTTTGGAGAAACCAATTTAGTAACTAAACAATTTAGAGTGATTAAAATATCTCGTGCTAAGGAAAACACTTTTAAAATAATTGGTATAGAATATGTAGTTGGAGTTTATGATGATTCTGGAACTGTTTCTGATCCCCAAGTTTGGACATATTTAGATGCCGTAGATAATTTAACAGCTTCTGAAAGATATACTGGAGGAGCGTCTACTAATGCTTTAATATCTTGGAATGGGGCAGTTCATCTTTGGTATATTTGGTATAAATCATCAGTTATGGCTACCCCCCTATATGTTGGGGAAAGCGGGGTTCCTTGGATAGTTATTTCTAATATAGATTATGGATTAACGTATACTTTCTATGTTAGTGGTACTCCTTCTATCATAGATGCCGTCACCGTTGATTTGGCGATAGCAGGCAGATTAACTCTCCCCGCAGTTCCTACTCCAGTATTTGTTGCTATAGCTGGAGGATTTCAGAGAGTAAGGATTGAATGGGAATCTATAGATAATGAAGAATATGATATGGTAGAAATATGGCGTAGCGCAACGAATGATAGAACTGTTGCAACAAAAGTGGGTGAAATTCATTCTAATGTTTTTATTGATACTAGCGGATTGACTGTTTTAACTACCTATTATTATTGGATTAGAACTAGATCGTTAATAGGTACTTGGTCTGCTTGGGAAAGTGCAGATAGTGCTGGGCATAGTGTTACTACTGGTGGAGTAATAACAGGGGATTTTATAGATGATGTATTAGAATTAGAATTAATGAAAATTAATTTTCAAAATATATCTTGGGCTCAGTTTGCTATTTTTGATTCTTTTGAAAATAGTACAAAAAGAGCCTCCCCAGATCCATCTACGTATGACGCTCGTATTTATTCTGGTTATTTGGATAATGGAGAGGATGGTACAGCCGATAGGGAATTTGGTTTTATTTCTAAAACATATACTAATATCACCACTGTTTTATCAAGTAATTCTACCAGTGTAGGATTAAATTATCTTGAAGATACTTTACAATCTTGGTTTACTGATGAATGTAAAAATTTAACCTTATATGATTCAACTGCTACTGCATTTACCATAATAAGTAATACTTCCAATCGACTAACTGTTTCAGGAAGTCCTGCAGCTGGAGCATATACTTTAGTTGATAGTAATCCGGGGTATGCCGTAGCGTTCGCTACTTTCTTAGACTCATCTAACGGTGGGGCAGGTTACGTTAAATTAGAGGTTAGTTTTGATGGAGGGGTCAATTACCAAACATTTCTTGATACGGAGGGAGGAGTAGATTTATTAGGAGGAACTGTAGCAATCGCTAATGCAGGAAATGATTATATTGCAAGAATTACTTTAAAAAATGATGGTTCTGGATTAGGCCCTATATTTTATAAATTTTTGGTATGTACTGATCCTAGTTGCTGGAGGTTTTAGATGTATATATTAGAAAAAGATATTATAATGGGGACTTTCACTAATAGAGAAACATACCTTCCTTCTTTATGTAAAAGTATTCGAGAAAATATTCCCCATATTCCTTTCATGTTACAATTAGATAATCTTCCCATTAATAAAAATTTTAATGCTCTTAGAGAAAAATTTCAGCAGACGGGTAAAAGATTTTGGTTATTCTTAGATGACGACATTCAATTTTTATTTCCAAATACTATTCAAATAGCATTAGAAACTATGATTAAAAATAAATATGCTATGGTAGGAATTTATTCTTCATTTGATCCTGAATTTTCTTGTGACCCCTCTACTTTAGTTGAAAAAGAAATGCATTGGATGCCGGGATATTTTCAATTAGTAGATAGTCATTTAATAGGTCATATCAAAGCAGATGAAAATCTACCAGATGGAAATACTTCTATTGATACCAGTTATTCCGTTATGATTAAGCAAGAAGGGTATAAAATTGGAATAGCTCCTACATATGTTTTACATGCCTATAAGCCAGGAAGTTGGATAAAGCAAGAAGTAATTGAACCTACTAATAATTATTTAATGGCTAAATATGGTAAACAATATTTTGAATGGTGCCATGGAATAGATAATGTAATTGGAGGTGCTCCTAATCCGGAGAATAGTTTGATGCGTAAAAATAGAAAAAAATTAATTCAATGGCAAAGTGAAAATTATATAGCAGAAGAAGGAAAACTTAAACTTCATCTTGGTTGTGGAGATCAAAAATATCCTGGGTTTATAAATTGTGATATAGAAGGAGATGTAGATCAAATTCATGATATTACTACTAGATCTACTATTTGGAAAGATAATTCCATCGATCATATTTCATGTCATCATGTATTAGAACATGTTCCTTACAGAAAGTTTAATTGGGTTTTAAAAGAATGGTATCGTTTGTTGAAAATAGGAGGAACGATTGATATAGGTATGCCTGATATAGAATTGGTATCTAAGGAATTTTTGGAAAGTAGTGAAGAACGTAGATGGGGAGCAACTATTCATATATTTTATGGGCAACAAGGGCCTACTACAAAACCACCATCTCAATTAACTGACGATGATCCTATAATTGAAGGACAATTTCATCGGGGAGGATTGACAAAAGATAGACTATGTTTACTTTTAAAAAATCTTGGATTTGAAATATTAGAAGCATATAATTATTGTGGGAATGGAAATCCATCTCTTTTCGTACTTGCAAAGAAGGTGCAATAATGAGAGCTATGAGTCCCACTATAGTTCGTAATGATAAAGTAACCCCTTTGATTTCCCTCGTTATGATAGTGAAAAATGAGGAAGAAATTCTAGAGAAATGTTTAGAGCAAATTAAAGATATAGTAGATGAATTTGTAATAGTTGATACAGGATCTACTGATGGGACTAAAGAAATAATTAAAAAATATGGACCACTTTATGAAGTCCCGTTCGAAGATTTTGTAACTACCAAAAATAAGGCATTAGAATTAGCTACTGGTGAATATGTACTTTGGATGGACGCAGATGAAATTTTATATGAAGGAAAAGATATTTTAAAGATTCATGCAGAAGAAGGTAATTATGATGCAGTAACTACTAGAATTACTGAAGGACCCCCAGATTATTCTATGGTTAGTATGCAATATGATCGTGCTAGAATGTGGCGTAGGGGAACTTTTAAATTTGTAGGTCCCGGAGTTCATGAGGTAGCTGTAGGAGAAGGCAAAACAATTAAAGATGCTAGGATTTTCGTTCGTCATGAGCATTTAAAAAAGGATAAAGCAAATACAGGTAGGGGAAGGTTTGAAAAATATGTTACATTGTTAAAAGATTCCATTTCTCGTGGAAATGATTTGTATAGGGCATGGTTTTATTTAGGACGAACGTATAAGGATTTAAATTCTCCGTTAGATGCAATTGATGCCTATATAGAATATTTGAATTTGCCTAGTCTTTCTTTTACGGATGAGGTTTGGCAAGCTCATTATGATATAGCTTGTTGTTATAAAATTAATGGAGAATACGATAAAGCTATTAAATGGTTAATGAAAGCTATTGATGTAGATGAGGATAGATCTGAAGCATATTGCTTATTAGGAGATTTATATTTTCAACGTCAGGAATATAATGAGGCAATAAGTTGGTATAAGAAAGCAATAAGAGATATTCCTCAAGATGTTACTTTATTTTTGTCTCCTATTTATTATTCTATATATCCAAAAGATCAATTAGTTTTATGTTATTATTTTAGTAATAATTTTGATAAAGCTGGAGAAGTTTGTAAGGATTTAATTAGCCAACTTAACGGTAGAGATGATAGAATTTTAAATAATTTATGGTGGATTACTAAAAAAAATCAATCTACTATATTTATGACTTTAGGTAACACCCCGGAACCAATTTATGGAGGCATGATAAATGATACGGGGGTAGGTGGAGTAGAAACTACTTATTTGGAACTCTCTGAAGAATTAACTAAATCAGGTAAAAATGTATTTTTATTTTGTAATACGAATGAGCCTCATATTTATAAAGGAGTGTATTATATACCCTTTACCCAAATAGATGATTATTGGAAATTAAATCCTGATATTATTATAACTTCTAGATGGTTTGATCCATTTTATGTAGAATCTTCTGCTAAGAAAATTATTTGGTTTCAAGATGCCTTTTTTGGATTACCCGAAGGTAAACCAGATTTATTTTCAAAAGCTGATTTAGTTATATGTTCTTCTTCTTGGCATAAAAATTATATTTGTGAACGTTTGGGACGATCAATAAAGCCAGAAAAATTAAAGGTAGTTCCGTTAGGAATCAGAAAAAGCTTGTTTGGTCAAATAGTTGATAGAAATCCAAATAAGGTTATTTATAGTAGCAACCCCGATAGAGGATTGGAACATCTTATTGATATGTGGGATGAAATTACTGAAAGAATTCCAAATATCCAATTAACTGTAACATATGGTTGGGAAGGATTGAAAACTTGGAGTGGTAATAGTGAATGGCATGATTCTATTAAAAGATTACAAAATAAATGTTTTGAAAAAAAAGATCAACATAAAAATATAATTTTCACTGGAAGAATTACTAAGTTAAAATTAGCTATGGAAATGTTATCCTCATCATTATTAGTTTATCCCAATAATTTTTGGGAAACTTTTTGTCTCACTGCGTTAGAATCTCAAGCTGCCGGAACTCCGATGATTACTACAAATATAGGTGCTTTGCAAACTGTTGTAAATAACGATTGGAATTACTTGATCGACGGATCTCCTAGATCTGAATCATACCAACGAACGTTTATTGATAAACTAGTAGAATTAATGAATGATAATCAGAAAAGAAAAATTTGGTCAGAAGAAAATAGAAAAAAGATTTATTCTTTAGACTGTGACTGGAAAGATATTAGTGGTAAATGGGTAGAATTAATGTATGGTTTATTAGGGGAGTAAATAGTTGCCCACTATTGAAACAGTAACAGCTGGAAATCTCCGCAAAGTTCGACTAGTTGCAGAGATTGCCGGTCCTACTGGTCCCGTTGGGCCAGAAGGGGCTGTAGGCCCTGCCGGAGTTACTGGTGCTCAAGGTATTACGGGTTCTCAAGGGCTACAAGGAAGTCAAGGGCAAACAGGGGTACAGGGTTCTCAGGGCATTACGGGATCTCAGGGTTTACAGGGATCTCAAGGACAAACCGGAGTACAAGGTAGTCAAGGTATTACTGGTAGTCAAGGAGTTCAAGGAAATCAGGGAAATACTGGAGTCCAAGGATCTACGGGTATTACTGGTCCTGCTGGTTCCCAAGGTCCTGCAGGGACTACAGGAGTACAAGGGCTTACTGGAATAACAGGAAGTCAAGGAGTTCAGGGAAACCAGGGAAATACAGGGGCTGTTGGTTCCCAAGGAATAACTGGAAGTCAAGGAGTTCAAGGAAATCAGGGTCAAACAGGAGTACAGGGGTCTACTGGAATAACAGGAAGTCAAGGAGTACAAGGAAATCAGGGTATAACTGGTGTAGTAGGATCTCAGGGAATTACAGGTTCTCAGGGAGTTCAAGGAAATCAAGGTAATACGGGGGTTCAAGGATCTACTGGAATTACTGGTAGCCAAGGAATTCAAGGCCCTGCCGGAGTTACTGGTGCTCAAGGTATAACGGGTATAACAGGTAGTCAAGGAATACAAGGACCCCAAGGGCAAACAGGCGCTCAAGGAAATCAGGGAATTACAGGTTCTCAGGGAGTTCAAGGAAATCAAGGTAATACGGGGGTTCAAGGATCTACTGGAATTACGGGCTCTCAGGGGGTTCAAGGAAATCAAGGAACCACTGGTTCTGTAGGTGTCCAAGGTATTACTGGCCAAACTGGTCCTCAAGGAAGTCAGGGTCCTGCAGGATCTACGGGGGTTCAAGGATCTACTGGAATTACGGGCTCTCAGGGGGTTCAAGGAAATCAGGGTATAACTGGAAGTCAAGGAGTTCAAGGTATAACAGGCAGTCAGGGCGTTCAGGGTTCTCAAGGTAATACTGGATTAGTAGGGTCTACTGGGGGAACTGGCCCAATAGGACCTCAAGGCATTACCGGAAGTCAGGGAATTCAAGGTATTACTGGCAATACTGGGGTTCAAGGTACCCAAGGAATTACAGGTAGTCAGGGAGTTCAGGGAAATCAAGGAAATACTGGGGTTCAAGGTACCCAAGGAATTACAGGTAGTCAGGGAGTTCAGGGAAATCAAGGAAATACTGGGGTTCAAGGAAGTCAAGGAGTTCAAGGAAATACAGGAGTACAAGGTAGTCAAGGTATTACTGGCAATACTGGGGTTCAAGGTACCCAAGGAATTACAGGTAGTCAGGGAGTTCAGGGAAATCAAGGAAATACTGGGGTTCAAGGAGTTCAGGGAAATACTGGGGTTCAAGGAAGTCAAGGTATAACAGGAAATATAGGAGTACAAGGAAATCAAGGAAATACTGGGGTTCAGGGAGTACAAGGAACTCAGGGAATAACTGGTAATCAAGGAGTTCAAGGAAATACCGGAGTTCAAGGTAGTCAAGGAACAACGGGGGTTCAAGGAGTACAAGGTAGTCAAGGAAATACTGGGATTCAAGGGGTACAGGGAAATCAAGGTAATACGGGGGTTCAAGGAAATCAAGGAATTACAGGTTCTCAGGGAATTCAAGGAAATCAAGGAATTACTGGTAGCCAAGGAAATCAAGGAATTACTGGTAGCCAAGGAAATCAAGGAATAACAGGTAATACCGGAGTACAAGGAGTTCAGGGGAATACGGGAGTTCAAGGAAATCAAGGAATTACTGGTAATACAGGAGTTCAGGGCAGTCAAGGAACAACGGGGGTTCAGGGAGTACAAGGAACTCAGGGAATAACTGGTAATCAAGGAAATCAAGGCATTACTGGTAGTCAAGGAGTTCAGGGACAGACGGGTGTTCAGGGAGTACAAGGAAATCAAGGTATTACGGGATCTCAAGGTATTCAAGGGACTCAGGGAATAACTGGTAGTCAGGGGAATCAAGGGATAACTGGTCCAACGGGGGCACAGGGAAATGTAGGTCCCCAAGGAAATACGGGGGCAGAAGGAGCGGCTGGAATTACAGGAGTCCAAGGAGGAACGGGTACCCAAGGACCTCAAGGGATAACAGGCATTGTAGGGGACACTCTTGCTCACGTAATTCAATTTATAACTGGTGGTTATGCATACGGAGGGTCTAAAAATACATTTGGGGCTACCGGAGCCGGTTGGTGGCTTGGAATGGATACAGATGGTATAGCTAAATTTCATATGGGGGATGTTAATAATTTTGTTAAATTTGATGGGCAAACTGGAATAATTCAACAAGGATATACAGCCCCTACTGATAATAATACTGCTGCTGGGGCTGGTATAAAAATTGTAGGTGGGAAAATAGAGGCATATGGAGGAGATCAGACGTTCGGTGGAACAATGATTTCCTCCGATGGTAATTATATGGTTACTATTGGAAAATATCTGACTGCTACTGGATTGACGAAGCGGTACCCGCTGAATAATGCTACAAACTTTACGGCAGATGGACAAGTTCATATTTACGCTTGGGATACTGTCCCAATCACTGATACTTGGGTTGAAGTAGTGGATTTAGGTAAAACTAGTGATGGCTCATTTGACTGGGGTATTTTGGTTAATGGGGACGTTCCTGGTAGGGGAATAAAAGTCGAGGGTGGCGTAGAAGGTATTAAGTCTGTGGGAGCATCGGGGGCAGGGATAACTTCTATAGTAAACACCGTTAATACAATAGCTATAGTAGCTCAGAATAGCTACGGGTCTGGCGTAGATTATGCTTATGGTCTTCAAGCTAGTTCTTCGTACGGGTATAGTATAGTTGCTGAATGTGAAAGTAATACTATTTCTCCTCTGCAAATCGATCCGAGTGGTAGTGCCTCAGTTCCTTCCCATACAGCGTTGAAAGGATCATTTTGGGTAGATTCTAACGGGAATATGTTTATGAATGTAACTGGGGGTGGTGGAGTAGGAGCTTGGAAGACTATAGGAATTTATTATGGGAATTTGATCACTTCTGCTGTGGCTAATGGCTCAATGTGTGCTTTTGATGATGGGGGGGTATACAGAGTATATGTAAAGATAGCCGCGGCATGGTACCAAATATTTAGCATTTAGAGTAAATTTTACTTGGGCAACCCTTTGGAATTCACCCTTAGATCTAAAAGGAGGAAATTATGGCTTGGACTGCTACTTTAACTTCGATTACAAAAGATTCGGCAGCTAAAAAAATTACTACCGTGGTCACTATAAATGGAGGAAGTGAACCTTATATAATGACTTTTATTCAAAATTTTTCCGATGTTAGATTAAACCAAACTCAAATGATTAGTGAAATTCGAGAATTTATTGCTAAAATGAAAGATATCGAGGCGATGTATGTTCAACTAAAGGCATTAGAAGGGAATAATATTCCTTTGAATTTATAAAAATTTATTTACAGTAACCCTAATGAATCTTCAGTATTCTTAGGGACTTCATTTTTCTTATCTATTAAAATACCGGCTTTTTCCAAACGAATGGTTAAAGACCTCTCCGTAACCCCCAAATCTTTAGCCATTTCTAAAATAGATTTTTTATTTTCTTTATAAAATGTAGCAGCTTCTTTCAAATTATTAAATCCTTTTTCATTTAAAAGTTTAATCCATTTTTCTTTAATATCTGTTTTAGTAAATCCATCTTCATCTTTTTGAGAAGGTCTTTTCATTTTTACTAAATTTTTTATTGGAAGATTTCTATCTCCATCCATTTTTATTTTAAGATATTCTATTGTTCTGGTAGTTACTCCTAACTCATTAGCCATCTCTGTGTTGGTATATTTCTTTTTATACGTTTCCATCATATCATCTATATTTTTAAATCCTTTTGCTTCTGCAATTATATTCCATTTATTCCAAAAAGAAGATGGTACATCATAAGGTATCGTTAGATAAGGTCTTAATTTGGAATAGGCAGTATAATAATTAATATTAATATTTTTCAAAGTTAACCATTGATGTATAGTTTTAAAGGAACCTCCTTTACTGATCCAGGAATCTACGAATGAATTTATACTGGAATACCCTTCTTCTTTAATTAGTTCTTCGAATTTTTCAAAAAAAGGTTTTTTTCCAGATTTATACATGTATGGTAGATTCTCCATTTTCTTTTATAATAGTTATTGAACAATCAAATTTATCTTTGAAAGATTCATCATGATCAGTGACTAGAACAACTTTTCCAGATTCTGCCAATTCTTCAAAAGTTTGAAAGTTTGTTTCCTTACCAAAATCATCTAAAGAATCATTTGGTTCATCAAATGCAATAATAGAAAAATCTACATTACACCCATCTTTTATAAATTGAGATAATGCTCTGGATATGGACAGTCTAATTTTTTGTCTTTCCCCCCCACTATACATTTCGTAGGAAACTTCATCTCCATTAGAATCTACTATAGCAATATGAAATTCATCTTTAATTGTTCCAGATCTAGTTTCCCTCTCCGTAGTCATAACTATGTTTAATTCAGAACTATATTCTGAAAGGTAATGCTGGGCTAATGATTCTAATTGGGATATCATAGAATCAAATAGCATCATTCTAATTTTCTTGAACCCGTCTATCCAGAAATCAAAATACTTCTTTTTGGTAAGTATATTATTTTTGTTTTCATTGATTTCTCGTATTTCTGCTCCTAATTCTTTTATTTGATTTTTCCTTTTTTCTTCCATTTCTATGTATGGATTGAATTCATTAGTTTTTAATTCAATATTATCTTCTAAATTTTGAATTTCTAATTCTAGTTTAGTTACAATAGAATTCCCCGATAGTTTAACCAATTGGATTTTTAAGCTAGAAATCAAATTTTTAATTCTTTCTAGTTCTTCTATTTTTTGATCCATTTCAATTAACGAGGCTCTGTCTTCTTTCATCAATTCCCTTACTTTTTTTTCTTGGGTAGCTAAATTATCTATTTTGACATTTTCTTCCATGATTTCTAAACCCAATTGATTTATTTTAGATTGTAGGTATTTTCCAGTTACCATTTGACTGCAGAATGGGCAAGGCCCTTCTCCGCTTCTAGTAAGTTTTTGAATCTCTGCATTTAGCTTATCAATAATTTTTTTATGAGAATCTCGTTGAAATAAAATAGTATTTATTTCTGCTTGACGATTAGCAAAAATATCGGCTAATTCTTTTCTATTTGTAGTACTATTGATTAAGGAATCTCTATGATCTTCCTTTTTATCTATTTCTTCTTGAATTTTATTTATTTCATTTGATATTTCTAGTCTTTTTTCTCCCAATGATTTCTTTTTATATGATAAATCTTGTTCCCAAGATATTAAACAAGCTGTTCTTTCGGATTCAAAATTATCTATAGGAATCCTATAGGAGGTAGATCGAATTCCGGTAAGTTTGCCTGTTTTATTCTCTAAAGAACGTTCCAATTCAAACACCAGGGACTGTAATGCTTTTGCCGATTCCCCGGCTTTCCGACTACCCTCCACAAATCTATCTAATCCCCTTATATCTGTCAGAATTTTTGCTCTATCAGCAGGACGGAGATCAGGAAACGACATAAAGTCTCTACCAAACATTACTGAGCATTGAAAGGAAATAAAATTCATTTGTATGATTTTTTCTAAATGAATCTGTTTAATTTGGTACGTTGAATTTTTTAATAATTCTTCTTCTTCTTTCCAAATTCTAAGATTAGGAGTTTTCTTACGTTCGATGCTTCTTTCTATTTTATAATTGATTTCGTTCGCTTTAAGTAAAACTTGGATTACGGCTAATTTTGATTTTTTATGTATGATTTCATCTTTATATCTATTCTTTCTACAAAGTTCCCCGAATAATCCATAAGTTAACGTCTCTAGTAGACTTGACTTTCCACTGCCATTTGACTTACTTTTTTCGTCATCTAAATTTTTTCCATCAATTTGAACGGCCATCCCTTCGTAATTAGAAATTGCAAATTCAAAAGGTTTCTTAAACGTCATAAACCCTTTTCCAGATATATTTATAATTTGTATTAACATTTTCTCTCCGGATTTTGGCTAGGAAGTAACGACCAAAGAAATTTTTGAGAATGTATTTTACAAGAAAATACCCTCATTTCTGATACCATTTTATCTCGTATTTCTGATTCGAATTCATCTATACGTTTGCTCATCATCACAATAGAAGTTATTTCCTTTCTAGGATTTTCTTCTTGATCCTCTTTTTTAAATGGTAAAGGTTGTACTTCAAAAATGATTTCCCTTTTTCTTTTTATTAAAAAAGGTCGTTTCATGATTTAAATATTTCAATCCCTGTCCTTATCAAATCATCAATATTTAAATCCGTTCCTTCGGAATTATTTTGAACATATAAATTTATAATGGAATCATCATCTTCAATTATATTTTCAGGAATCTGAGATTGACGTTGTTTTACTATTTGAACTTGGAAGGAAATTCCCCTAGCACCCGCACCTTGTAATTTAGATCGGATGTCATTTTTGATTTCTGTGTTCCATTGGGAGGCTGGAACGTCCCCGACCACTCTGATATAATTGCCTTCCAAGCTGGTTGCTTTATCCCACTGGTCAGGAAACGATTTAACATCCAATGATTTGAACTCTGGATATTTAAGTTTAATTGGGGCAAGTTTTTTGGTTTTAGAATTAAGCACCCAGATAAATCGGTTCTGTCCTTCGTCAGAAAAACGTATTTGATAAGGGCTTCCAACATATTGGACATTCCCACACATCTGGACTTTATGAATATGGCCCGAGATGTAGAGTGTTCCGGGGTTGAAAAAATATGAATCCATTCTTCCGGGTATTTCTCTTCCTGTTTCATAAGTTACTCCAGGGATTTCTTGATGAAAAAATACTATGTCGGGATTTTGAGAATTTATTCCTTTCAAATTTACTAAGAAATCTTCAAATTTTCTTTCATAAGGAATAAATCCAATTTTTACTCCGTCTATTCTAGTAATCATTTGAGTTAACGTTATCAAACAAAGATCAAATAATTTAGCAATAGGATATTTGGGCAAGTTGAAATCATGATTACCGAGCAACGCTGTATGCAGAACTTCTCCTTTTTCTATTTCCGATAACATTTTGTTGCATTCAATAAGTAAGTGGGAGGGAACTTTATCTTTAAGCTCAAATAAATCTCCGAGGGAATAAACCCATTTAATTTCAGGATGACTTCGTAAAATATCTATGATTTGTTGAAAAATATTTAATCCTTCTACTAAACGAGAATTTAGTCCTGTTTTTTCATCAACTTGTTCGAACTCTTTACGTTCATGAAGATGAAGATCAGAAAATATGAGTGAATCTGGAAGTATATCAAAGGGAGATGATGGTCGGAGTAGTTTCCTCATTTAATTCCCCATCGTGCTTTTATTATTCTCACTCGACATTCAGGATTGGCCCATTCTAAAATAGATGCTTCTTTTATTTTGGCTTTAACTTCTGGGGAACGTTTTTGTCCTTTTCTAAGGTCCTTCATCCTTTTTCTATATTCAGGATCTTTCCATTTTTCTTTAAGATATTCGGACCTTCCGTCTTTATAGTTAGGGTCCTTTCTTCTTATTTCATTAGATGATAGTATTTTAACCCTGTGTTCTGGATTTTTCCAAGTATTTTTTCGAATTTCTGATAACATAGATTTTGTTTCTGGATTGGATAGTCTATCTTTATGTATTTTAGACATTCTTTCTTTATATTTAGGATCTTTCCAAAGCTCTTTATTAATTTCTATCATTTTAGTTTTGTATTCAAGATTTTTCCATCTCTTTTTGCCATTTTCTATCATTTTTGCTATAGCTTCTTTAGTGTGTTTCATCCCTTTTCTAGAACCTGCATATCTACAAATATCGTATCCATAATTAGGATCATATGATTTATAAAAATCTTTCCAATATTGTTCTCTGGGAATTAATTGATTTAAATCATCAATTGATTCTTGTATCATTAATACAAAATTTTTCCTACCGTCCAAATTAAAAGCATATTGAAGGTGAGGAGAATGATGAATCCCTTTACGAAGGAGACCCAAATGGTCTTTCCATCTTTTTCTAAAGTTTTCAGCAGACCCTATATACATTTTTCCATTTACCATATTTACAATTTTATATATACCACCATAAGTGGGCATTATTAACTTTCTCAAATTATTTTCCTTTGACGCATTTGAGGATTCAAAAATTGAAACCCATACCTTGCTAAGACGTATGCATCGCATAAATTATCATCATCGAAGTCTACCCCAAATTTCTTATGCACTGATAAAAGCATAAGGTCTTTTTTTGAATTTCCTTTTCCAGTTACAAATTTTTTTAATACAGTTGGAGGAACGATGATAAAAGGATAATTCGCCATAAATAAATCTCGTTTTATTATTCCTGCAAGCTCTCCTAATTGAAATATACTGATTGTTTTGGTGATACCAAAAGCAGGACCTTCTATCATTATTAGATCAGGTTTAATCTTACCAACGGATAATCCAATACTAATTGCTATTTTTGTTAATCTTGGTGTATTTTCCTCTTTGGAAGAAGATGTTATGAGTCGTTGTTCTACAATTTTTTCTTGGGAATCTACAGCTACCAATCCAGTTGCACATAACGATAAATCTAGTCCCATCACTATACTCATGGATTTTTCATCCTCCTTGGTTCCCAAAGAATTCAACCAAAACAACTTCACCATCCAATGATTTAGCCGTTAATTCTTTTCCGGGGAAATATTTCAATTTAATTATAGACCAAAATAATCCCCGTATAGATTTCAAAGCCTCCGTCTTCCATCTTACTTCTTCTTCTCTTCTTTTTGATTCTACTACTGTATGACTAGTTATATCTAATTTCACTATATTAATTTGATCTACCATTATATCTGATATGGAAAACATCAGTTTTTTCCAACCAGATAATTGCAATAAAATTATTTCTTGAGGTTGAACGGGGGTTCCTTTATATTTCCAATTTGGTAATTGTAAAAGTATGGCCGATCCGAATAATTCTTTAGTCAAATGGGTTAAAAACAATTCCCATCGTTTTTCTTCAACGCTAGGACTTAAATTGACTACATTATTTTCATTCATATTAATTCCTACTTTTTGGGACACGTTCAGTTTGAAATTTTTCGTCTATTTCTGTCCACATATTTATAGTTGCATCTTTAAGTTGTCCTTGTAAATTGTTTTGTTCAATATGGGCAATAGCTTTATCCAAACTTTGGAAACTCTCTGTAACCGCCCAGTAGGTAGTCATAGCAGAATTTTCTTTGATATAGATTAAGTTAGCTCTAATATCGTCGATACCATAGTCGAAAATAATATAGATATCAGCTTCTCTATATGGAACATCAATAGAACTTTTAATAACTTTTACTTTAGAATGAACCCCTACGGCTCTTTTTAAATCTTTCCCTCCCAATTTTATTGTCTTTTCTACTTTTCCAATTTGGGTTACTGCTAATCTTAAAGATGCTAAAAATGGTATAGCGTATCCTCCAGCTGTTTTTGTTTTTGCTTGACCAGGCATAGGATCTTGAACATCTTGTACCTGATTTGTAAAAACTATCAATTTAGTAGGATCTGATATAACTGCTACTGCTTTTCTACAAAGTTGGTGAAGCTCTTTGGCTCGGGCACTCCCTCGTTTATCTCCCTTTTCCTCTTCCAATTCTGATAATAAAACTGCTACGCTGTCTATGGCTACCAAATTAATACAACCGTTCTCAGATTCTGGAGAACTCATTATTAATTCTTGAGCTTCTTTGATAAGTCTAGGACGATGTAAATTATCGTCGGTGATTTTTATTCCCATATTTTTTATAAATTCTGGTTGCATTCTTCTTTCTGCATCTCCTATATCAGCACGTCCTCCTTTGGATTGGGCATCGGCGCACATTTCTCCTATAATGGTAGTCTTACCCCCCATGGGGAGTCCTGCTAATTCCATCAATATTCCTCCAGGTATACCCCCTCCCCTTCGTATACGACCACTTATAGCGAGGTCTACTAGGGTAGACCCAGTAGAAATTACTTTAGACATATTTAGTTTTTCTTCTTCAGGTTCTTTAGTAGCTACCAATCCTTTAGCAATATCTTGAATCTTACGTTTAATCAATGGCATTCTGATCTCCTTTTAATAAAACTCTCCATTTGTTGTATAAATCCCTCTTTAAAAAACTAGAAAATCCATAATCCATGCATATTCCCTCAAATACATTGAAATCTAATTTATCTGGTACTAAATCTACGGGGGTTGATTTTTTATGGGGGAGTTTTACTAAGGAATAATTAAAAGTAGGGTCAAAAGCATGTATATCTTGATATTTTTTGGAAGAAACTCCTAATTCTGATTTTAGATATTTTATAGCAGTTTTTTCACCAACTCCCACCACTCCCTTCACGGAGTCAGATGAACACCCTGCGACCGATTTAACGTAGTACCACATATTGGGATCTATTCCTTTTTCTTCTATGAAATCATCTTTAGAGTAAATTTTCTTTTCTCTTGGATTATAAATAGACACTTTTGAATTTAGCAATTGATATAAATCTTCGTCCGAAGTTACGATATAGGTATGATCAAATTCCCAAGCATGGTCATTAGCTATATGAGCAATAATATCGTCTGCTTCTAATCCTGTTTGAATAAAATTATTTTGAAATCCTAATTTAGGAAGAACTTTGGTACGAATCTCTGTAAATTGGGGTTTACCAGAACGAATTATATCTTCCATCTCGGGATCTTCAACTTGAGGGCGTTTTTTATAATCGGGGTAAACGTCTCTACGATATGATTTTCTAGAATCCCAAGCAAATGTAAATCGAGGTTGTTCAAAATCTTCGGATAACTTTAAAATCTCTCTCATGAAACCAAATATAACTCCAGTGGAGTGTTCCTCATAAGAAAGTCCCATCATTGATAACATGGCTCTATATGCTATGAAATTAGAATCAATTATTAAAAGGTTGCTCAAATTTTTTCCTTAATTTTTACGTTTGGTTTCAATTTTATCTCTTTCCATTAGTATGGTGGTCGGGAGTGCCTTCACCCCAAGACATTTGCTTGGTCAGCACGTTTACCATCCGTGTCTCGCTATCGACGGGCGACAACAATCCCCGCTACTCAAGCAAGAACACTCCCAACCTACGTACCAGTTTCAGCAGCCGACTCACTGCTTAACGCTCCCTGGTACGATTAAAATGGGGAAGCGGCCCGACCGTTAGTTGTAGTTGTCGCGCTACCACCACAGACCCTAGCCACCTCCCCATCTCGTAGATGGCTATGGAAACTTTCTCTCCATATTTAATCCCCCTGAAAAGGACTAGGGAAAACCATCTTTAATCTTTTACTTCTCCAGTTACTATTACCCAATCATTTCCTATCATATCTCCTTCAGATACCAAGAGCCTTGATATACTTCCATCTTTCTTTTTAATGGATAAAAATCCGTTGTAAAGAAAGATGAATACATTAGGATTATCCCACTCCAGTTTGGAAACTCTCCCCCCAAGAATGATATTTTGAATAGCTTGAGAAAAGTTCATCGTTTTTCTCAAAGGTGTTTGTTTCATTACTTTATCCCCTGGGCCTTAGACCACGCCGAGGTCCTGTAGCAGGAGCCGGTGCCGGAGCCGCTGTTGCAGCCGGTCTAGGTGTAGGTCTAGGGGTTGCCGGGGCTGCTGGAGTAGGACGGGGAGTGGGTGCCGCAGGGGCTTCTGCCTTGGCTGCATCTAATTTATCTTTCTCAGCCGAGCAATCATCCCAAATGGGACAAGCAGCACATTCGTTATACTTTTCACAATCCTCCCCAAATACTCCCCCTACGGGACAAGTTTGGGCACCAGCCGTACCCGGAGCCGCCGTTGTTTGGACTCGCGGAGTTGCACGGGGGGTAGGAGTTGGATTAACAGCCGGGGCAGGTGTCGGAGGTTCCGCAGCAGGAGCAGCTACCCTGCTTCTCAATCGAGATTCTGCCGGAGGGACTACTACAGGCTGAGGAGGGGGTAATTCCTCTGTGGGTGCTATATCCCCTCCCCCTGTTCCTTGAAAAGCCTGGTTAATTTCATCATATGTAGCATAGTTAATGCATTCATCTAATACGAAAGCAGCGTCAAGAACTTCATCAGGAATGACATAATTCCTATCTACAAACTTATGGGCAAGAAACTCTGAATTCCGTTTGGTCCCCTTACGGGTAAATGAAATGGACTTTCCGGTATCTGGATCAGAGAAAGCTACGTACATATCGGTGGATTTTCCGGCCCCCCGAGTAGGAGTTTTAGCCAAAGGAGCAATATGCTTTTCCATAAACCAATGGGCGGCATCGAAGATTTGAACTCCCTTACCCTCTTCTTTTTCACTATCATAGCAAAGGATGTTATAAATACTTCGACGCTTGGGGGTAAGTTCTTTCACCAATTCTTCATCGTAATCTTCCTGTCTGCGAACTTCTTCACGATATTCGCAGATAGGGCATTGCTTGTTGTAGTTACGGGCCTGGCAAACATATGCATCTTGGTTAACCCCCACTCCGTAATGAACCCAAAGAATTAAAACGTAGTTGGGTTCCCCCGGTTTGGTATTAGGATCATGGTTTCCTGCGGGAAAGGGAATAATATCAATGATGTGTTCCCCTTCTCCACATTTCCAAAGTTTACTAGCAAATTCATCTTTGAAAATGTTCTTAAACTGACCAGAATCATCTCTTTTCTCATACGATTCTTGAGTCTTTCTTGCAAGGGCTTCCTTCATCGCTGCCCTTCGATCAAGATTTGCCATTTTTGCCCTCCTCCCCTTTCGGGGTGTTATCCTTGAACAAGTCAAGGAGTTTTTGGGTGTATTTAATCTTAGAGTCCCACCAACTGTTCAAACAAGCGGTTGATACCACTCTTGTAACAAGATAGATCATCATCATTGCTATTGGTATTCCTATTAAGAAACAAACTACTTGTAACCAAATTGGTATATTGGTCATTCGACTCTCTTTCTGATCCGAAGGAGAGACTTTTGATGTTCCGTAGCATCATCGGCTAATTTTCCTATGCCTTCATTATTTAATTTAACTTCGGAAAAGTAGCCTGAAATATATAATGCTACCAGTTTCTCCAACATGGATCTACGTTGGTCTAGTGCTTCTTTCGCCGCACTATAAATATTGACGGCGTATTGAGCATCTGAAACGGCCTTCTCTGCTTGATTTACCTCCTCATTGGATTCTAATGCAGCATTAATAGATCCTTCAGTAACTTTATCAATTCCGTATTCTCCAGGACGTGACCTGATGTCAATATTCGTATTAGCTTTAACGACTGAAGTTTTACGTTTGGCTTCATCTCTGACTCTGACAGCCTCAGCATATTCTACTGACCATTTCATAAAACGCCTTGGCTGGTCGAGGCAAGCGGTGGATAAATCATTTTTATCAATTTCTAAATCTTGTTCAATTTCGGTGATTTCTATATCAGCCATTTTTTCCTCCCAACATATTGGTAAAAATATTTTTATACAATTCTTTCATACTTTCGGCAGCTAAAGTACTTTGTAATAAAGAAGCCGTGGATTGAAGTACGGCTATCTTTTCTGCTATATCAAATTCATTCAAATCTTGAAGATTAATAAGGATTTTTGCCACTCCTTCATTTATTTTTATAATATTCATTAAATTAAAGTTGATAAATATACGGAGCTTATAAGTCCAGCTTTTCCGCAATCATAATAATTATTTGAGAATTCTGATATAAGCTGAGCTACTCTCTTACCGTTATCATGATTTCCATTTATAAGAACAGAAGAAAGATAACCTAAGATTGCACGTCTAACACTTTCTGGCTCCTGTTCGATATTTTTAAGCATAATTGATAATTCTTTCCAACGAGCCGGACCTGGCTCCTTAGCCATAATCTTACGACAAAGCTCTATGATGGTCGTTTCATCAGGAGTATTTTCATTAATAGCTTCAAGCTGTTTTTCTTCTTCTTTAATATCAATAATTTGGTCTAGAATAACTAGTGCTTTTCTAGCACATCCTTCTGCGGAAAATAAAATAGCATTTTTCACTTTTTCGGATAATTGAACCCCTTCGGATTCCAAAATCCAATTTACTAATGATATCATATCATGTTTACGAAGGGGGGATACGGTATATATGGTGGATCTAGTTTTTATTGTATTTAAAAGTTTTTCTGGCTCAGTTGTACAAAGAATAAAGTAAACCCCCTTTGGGGGTTCCTCTAAAATTTTTAGCATTGCATGTTGGAAATCTTTGGTTGCTGTATGACAATTATGGGCCAGAATTCCATTTGCAAAATAAGATGGATGCCCGTCTATTTCTAAATCGTAGAATTCGACATACCCTTGATTTCTTTCTTTATTAGAAATAATACCTCGGAAAGATTCGTCATTATTTCCTGATTGGTAAATCTCAATACTTTCCACCCCAATTCTTTTAGTTTCTCCTCCTTCTTTTTGTCTCTCAATATAGGATCTCTCCCATTGTGCCCAGGCCCGTCCACTTCTATCGCTATTTTCAATTTGGTATTTCCTATATCCACTTTGTAGTTTGGAGGATATCCCAAATTGAGCTCCTTTTTTGAAGAATGTCCTGTAAGGATCACTACTTCTGTTTCCCATCCTAGAGATATTGATAACAAAGTTTGGGGTTCTGTTATTTTTCCATTCCCTCCCCTTTTCCCCTTCCAAATATGAAGGGTTCCGTTCAATCGTTTGGTAGACATAATTTTTTCCATTATTATTGGGTTTTGAGAAGGGTTGTTTTCTAACATTCTCAAGGAAGATTCTAATCTCATTCGATCCTTCGTTATTTGAGGAATTTTTTTCCATCCCTCTTTCATCTTTCGTATTCTCTCTGGATCTGACTTCGCCTTTTTTATTTGGGGAAGAGACTCCCGGAATAGTGCCACACATCGACGAGAACAAAATCTCCTCGTCCTTTCGGAGAGGAATTTTATCAAAAAGGGAGCTTGGCACCATTCGCAAAGTTTCGTTTCTTCCATTTGGAAGACCCCCTTGTTTAAGGATGTTCCCCATTATACTACTATCGAGTCCGAAAGTAAAATATTTTTTAAGATTTTTGGCCGGAACCCACTCTCCAGAGGGGGTAAAAAATAAATGATCTTCGCTGCAAATAATATTACGGCCATCATTAAAATTTATTTTTACCACTCTATTTATAGGAACTGTATTTTTGAAGGTATTTTTTACTTTACAAAATCCCCCCATACCTTGTACTTTGTCTCCTATTTGAATATTTTCTATTGGTACTATTCCTTTATCGCTGCATATAGTGGTTCCTCTAGCGAAACATTCATCAAGAACTATAACTCTTACATCTCCATATAAAGGTTCAAACTGGCAACTTGCTATAATATCTCTAGCAGTATCAATCCCTCGCATATCAGAAATATTATGTTCGATATAATCCATATCGTTACAACCTAACATTTTAGCGATTATTCTTGCAAGTGTGGTCTTTCCGTTTCCAGAGGGTCCTGAAAATAAAATCGTTTTTGGTTTATCCTCTCTTGCTAAAATTGACTTTAAACTTTCTTTGATAGCTTCGTTACCAAAGAATTCCTCCAGTGAGGTGGGCCTGTACGATAGAGAAAGCGGCAAGGTATCTCCTCCTATCTATTCTACAAGAAATTAGGGTAAATCAGGTTTTACTCCTCTGAATAATCTTTTTTCGTATGCCATGGACCGTCTATCTCCGTTACACTTATCTCTGATATTAATGGAATACATATCCATGGATTATTTTTCAATATGTCCTCAGTCATAACTCTTTTGGTAGTATTTGCTATATATTTTAATTCATCTGGATGAATATCTCCTAAAATTTCGTCGTGAATTTCTCCTATCCATTTAGATTTCCATTCTTCTTTTATACGAAGATCATTGAGTCTATTACAAGATTCCAATAGGCAGTGAAACGCTGTTCCCTGAATAACAGTATTTATGATCTCATTCTTCTTCAAGAATCCCCTTCTGCGGAATCCATGCATCATTTCTACATAACCATTTCTTTTGTATGAATTAATTAATTCTTCTTGAAATTTCTTTACCCCTTTATACTTTTTCCAAAATTCTTGTTCTGCCTTTTGAACCCTCATCATAGGTAGATCATGGTATCCCCTACTAACTAAGTCAGCATGTATATTCTTGAAATATGATCCGTAAAATTCTGCAAATACAAAAGCATTTTTGGCATCAAATCTATGTGTTTTAGCGTCAAATCCAGATAGTTGTAAAAAATCTGACCACTCTTGGTGTATATCTGCTCCTTGTTCTCTCTCTTTCATTAAAACTTTATCTTTTGAATAGCATGCTATAATTCCTACTTCATGACCTCCGTAATCCGCAGCCAATATGATATTTCCAGGAGAAGGAATCATTCCCCCTCTTACCATAATCATAGCTTCTTTATCTCTTTTGGGAATGTTCTGAAGATTAGGCGAATCAGAGTTATGAACGCATATTTCGTTAGCTATAAAATTTGAAAATTCCTCTACTTGGATATCATAAACTTCCGAAAATAAATTAATATCTTCTATTTTGATTATAATATGATTTTTGGTAGTAAAAGAGCCAAATTGATTCCCCCATTTTCTTTGATAATATACCCCGTAAATTTTTGATAATCTTTGAGTTTTATAATAATTAAATCCTAATAATTCTATAGCTGCACTAGGTCCTTGTTTTAATATATTTATCAATTTATTTTTACTTATAAATTTCCCATTTCTATCCCACCTAGATTTTACCACAAATAAATCAATTTTTTCTAATTTAGAATGGTATTTAAAAGTACTAAAATCAAATTCTTTTCTACCCGTTACTACTCCTTTTCCTATGACCAGTAGTTTTAGTAATTGGTACCTACTTATTTTTTTATAATTATGATTTTCCTTTCCAATTTTATATGTTATTTTACCTTCTTTATGTAATTTTTTCATGGTAATAGTTCCACGCAAACGAAGGGTTTCCTTTGGTACTTTATTCATATGTAGTGCACAATGGGAATTTTTAGTGCGCTTTTCCAAGTTATTCGGAATATTGTTAAAATGATTTTCATCTTTATGATGAACAATATCTCCTAATTCTAACTTTTCTATTAATTGATCATATACTAGTACTTGATCTGCAATAGGAATATTTCCTGTAAAATAAACTCTATCGTCCCCTGTAGTTCTACCCATAGACAACACGCTAAATTTGGGAGATTTTTTAGATTGATTCGCTCCTCGTAAATCAAATTTTAATAAATTTTGGGCTTCTACATATTTTCCACTAACAGTTCTTACCAAATGCTCAGGGGTTAGATCTAAATACCCCCTTTTTTTCCATTTTTGACCCGATTGCCAATGAATTCTTATTACTTTTTTGACTCCAGTTTTCCCCGCCCAAAGAACTTTTCTTATGGCTGGTTTTAAATTATTATCATAACAATAGACAAAATCTCCTTCTTTGATATCTTCTATAGGAATTCCTTTAGAAAATTTTGATACATCCCGAACTACTTCAATTATTGTTCCTTTAGCTATGCAACTACTGCGGTAGGTCCTCACTAAATGTAAATTAAAATTAGAATGTAATTTTTTATCAACTTGTAATTCTAATATTCCGTCAATATATGTAGTTTTTAATTTATCTAATTGTCTCTTTTTAACCAAGTTTTTAGCAAAGGGAAGATCCAAACTTTCCAAAACATCCTTATCCACAGACTCATTATCTTTTTCAGTTCTTTTGACCGATTTAATTCCAAGGTAATCAAAAAATAATTTTTTCAAATCGTCTGGGGAACCTAAATTTATATCTCTCCCCATTTTTGATTTAAAGAGATTAGCCTCAGATGTACGAAGAAGTTGTTTTTCAAGAAAGGATAATCTCTTTTCCAATTTAACTTGAGTATCTTGGTAGTATTCCGTATTAACCGTAATTCCTGTCATTTCCATATCAGAGAAAGTTAAAATTCCTTTATGAAATAAATCGTAGGCTCTTGAAGCTGCTTCTGATTCTTTATTACCTTTATCTAAGAAATCCCATTGCTTCTCAGCCAATCTCATAGTGAAATAGGCGTCCAGTCCGTTATATTTCAATAGTTCATTTAACGGACATTTTTGCATAGAATTAAATTTAGTTCCGGGGGCAGCTTTTTTATATTTTGATACTTCTCCTCCGTATTCATATCCCCAATTTATAAATGTTTGAAAGTCTAGCCCGGTAAATTGAGGACGTTCGTCAACGATGTGGGAGAATACCATCGTATCCCAATACCATCCTTTTGGTTCTTCTCCGATTATTATTTTACTCCAAGGGTGCTCCATCTGAATATTTTGAGCTACTTTTAAAATATCGGGGTCCGAAAGTACCCTGCGCCACGCCGTATTTACCCTATCTAACTGTCCTGATTCCCACGCTCCGGGGTAGTTACCGGGGAAGGAATAGGCTAGATCCTCCCCGTAAATAGCGACAGCCGTAGACACAATAGAGTGTCCGGGGAAGTAGGGACGAATTCCCGTAGTTTCATAGTCAAAGGCTATCGTAGGTTTTTGATCTTTAATAGTTTTTAATAAATTTAAAACTTCATCTACGTTGGTCAAGCATTTTATTTTTTGGGAATAATCTATTTCTTCTATATCAGGAAGATTCGAGTTTATTTGTTCCATTGCCCATTTGAGATCTAGTTTAAAAATAGATTCTGCATCTGGATTTCTAATAACAAATGAAGGATGGTAAAGGGGAATAATCCAAGCCTTTATTTGAACGTCGGGAATACAAAGTTTTCTCCAACGTCCGATAGATAAATTGGTAGAAATTGGTTGAGTTCTATTCATGAAAAACGCTTCTACTGCTTTTGCCCCAAAAAGTATGATGTATTTTGGTTGGTATTTCTGAATAGCGGAACGCCACATAAATTCACACGCTTTTAATTCCCTAGTGGTTGGAGTTCGATTGGTTCCCTTATCCGTAGCAGTACGACAAGCAACAGCATTAGTTTTCCAGAAATCTCTATCTAAATCGTACCCCATAGTCCGAAAACATTTACGAAGAAAATGGCCAGTATCACCCACGAAAGCGTTATTTAACTTATCCTCTGTTTCACCAGGAGCCTCCCCTATTATTAAAGTTCTGAGTAACCCTTCCCCCGTGGGGGGAATCTTAGGGGATAAAACTTTTTTATGCAATCCGCACGCATCGCAGCCTATGGCACCTCGGATTGTTTTTGGTTGAACACTTTTAGATTGTGTAGGTAGGTCGAAGAATCCGTTCATTTATTTCCTCTTAGCTAAAAATGCTATTTGTCTGACAATATTTATTGGGGGCCACTCTAAAATCACCCCTGCTTTTTCCATAGTTTTGGTTACATCTATTCCCATGGCTTCTGGTATATAAATGGCTTCATATCCTTCATCTTTACGAGGAGGGAAACTTGAATATTCATCAGTATAATTTAGAAAATAGTTAACTTTCATTTTTAATTGTTTTCTAGCGGAATTTTGCCAATAAAGAAGGTTTCTACATTGTCTGTCTGTCCAAGTAGGATGAAGATATTTCATTTTCTCCGTATGGGATTTAAGATTGAATTCATTTATTACCGCATATATTCTATTTTGTAAATTAAATATTTTATTAAATAATGGGGCAATTGGGGGACAATCTATTCTATTAGAATCAAAATTAGGGCATCCTTTTGGATGATCGGGATAGGGTAGTTTACAAAATACTCTAGTTTTTAAATCTACAATTGGGATAATTACTATTAATTGAAATTTCCAATTATCATTAGCATTAGGATTTATATTGAAAAATCCTTGCATCCTATCTCCATTTTCTATTAGGTATTGTATACACTGTTTTCTTTTTCCAATCAAATCCGTATACGGAATCGTCATGACTAAGTGAATCAGGTTTTTGTTTTATAATTAATTTAGGGAGTTCTTTACTATAAGTTGGTTCTCCTGTTTTAGCATCAAATTTTAATATCGTCCTTTGTAAATATACTTTCCATTCTAAAGGGGTTCCATAATCAGGATGATAATTTGGTAATTGTTCTTTTATTCTTTTAATAAAACTTTTGTATCTTATATATTTTTTAATATTTGATAGTAAAGACATTATATTCTCTCCAAATCTACATTAACTTGTCCTATTGTAAATTTATTTTTGATATCCCCAAAAGTAGTGGTTTCTATCATATTTATAGTTATACTTTCAATTCTAACTCCTGTTACTAATGAAAATTCATCTATATGATGCATAACTGCTTGTTGAATATTTTCTTCCATACGGGATTTTCTTCTTCTAATTTCTTCTAAATCCATTATTAATCCTCCTTCCAAGCTATAGGATCGTGCCCTTTTTCTTTGTATATTTCATTTGCCAAATATTCGAATTGAGGAAATTTTTTTATGAAAGGTTTTACCATTTCAGAAGTGCAATGGCCACAATCTCCCCCATGGGCTAACCAGAATAAATTTATTATGAATTTAGCGGTTTCTTCATCCATTTTTATTTCCCTTGATAAGGATCTTCAGAATGAACTCCATGGCAAGTGGTCATGATAGTAAGAGGTTTTTTCCTTTTCCCTTCCAAAAATTCTGTATCTTTGAAATCCAAAATTGGAATTTTCCCAGCGTAGAAACTTTTACATCTTGGGCATAATTCCCCTTCCCCTCGTTCAAGGGAGGGGGGATTTGCAATTGTTCCGTCTCCCATTTTTCCAGCCATAATTCTTCCTCCGTTTTCATGATATATGGAATTTCTGTAATTACCCCTTTATCTGCCCAATACCATTGTTCATCGAATTCTACCCAATTTGGATGTTTCCAACTACCTATTATATTCATCATATAAACACATGTAGGAGAGTTACATCCACATGTAGTATTCGGAACGTAAATGCTAACCATGGCATGTTTTTCTATCCGACCGCATCCAGGACATTGATATAAAATGTACCCTGCTTGAATATCTGTCATATATACTCCCCATCCGTTGGGACCGGGGACTATTTCAATTATTCCAGGAAATCTCATATTTACTCTTGCTTGCTCATAGAAGCAACCATGATATGTTGAAACTTTTCAGAAGAAAATAAAAGGGACTTCTTAGTAGGAGATAAACGGAATTGACGAGTAATTCCAAGAATCTTTTTGAAAAAATCAGGTTGTACCTTAATTTGCATTCCTTCTTCGAAGAAATCCTTTTTCCATTCCACTCCATCAATAATCTCTCCAGCTTCCTTTCCTGCCCTAATTTCTAAATTCCCCTTTGAATAGGAAAGAAATACTCTGGACAAGGATTCCCAATTATCTCCTTCTCCACTAGCTAAAATTTTAGCTCTTTCCAACGGAGCTTCCATTCCTTTTGGAAACTCTAAAGGATCGGCTTTCATATCAAATTTCATAGATTCAAATAACCCCGTAATCTTCTTGAAGGGGTAATCCCCTGCTAAAATGCGAGAACTATATATAGGACCACCTTCATTTGAGAAATGAACCCAAGCTTTTGATAAAGCCATAATTTCAAATACTGGTTCTAATTTTAAAAGTCCCTCCACTGTCTTGATAGGAAGAGTAAATGCGCTATTCACCGCTTCTAACATAGTATATACAGATACACGGTAGTTATCAGTAGAAACAGCTTTATTTTCAAAGAAATGAACTCCTGCGAGAGGCCCTAAAGCTGGTCCTGTTCCAGCCCCGAAGGAGCACAATTCTAATCCCACTTGGAAATCTTTGGGGAGGTAAAACCATTCTAATCCGTCCGTTTGAACAGCCCAAGCCCTCTCAAGAGAACTAGTTATTTGTTCCTTTTGAAGAGGGTTCATTTTGAGAGTAGTTCTTCCCCCCTTAATTTGAAACTTTCCCTCTTCTGTCAATTTCATATCTATTTCTTCAGCGTCCATTTTGGATAAAACTTTGTATAATTCCTCTGCTCGTACTGCTGTTCGAATTTTTGTTTCTAATGGAAATGATACGCTGATATCTTCCTTGTACGAACGAACCCAATCTTCATCGAATAGGATAAAATCCGATCCAATTGCACTAGACTTGTCAATTCCCATCATTACGGATTTAATGGCTAGTAATAATTCAGACTTTTTCATTTTTTTGCCTCCATTGATTTAGATTCTTCATTTATAAGACGATTTAAATACCATTGGGCTTTCTTTAAATCCTCTAATTTTTTCCCTTTATGAGGAGCACGACATAAATATTTTACGACATTGCCTCCAAGAAAATCTAATTTTTGATCTAATATAAAATCAATAACTTCAATTTTCCCAGTAGTATAATGAGATGGATGATTAATTTGATCTTTCATTCTCCTTCTCCTCCTACAAAAATATCGTCAAAAACAATAAGAAACGTTTTCTTAAATCTTTCTAGCATAGGAATAGTAATCTCTCTCATTTGAGGATGAGCTTTCGAAGAAGTTCTCAAACGAAAGAAATGCCGCCATTCACGAATATTAAAGGTGATTACAATTTCCGTTTTCAAACTATTAGGAAGCACCGATCGAGCTTCTTGGGGATTAGCATTATGTTGAAGCAACTCCATATAAGAATTTTCAGCAGTTTGGCACGCTGTATACCAATGATAAAAACGAGTTCCTGAATTTAATGGTAAATTTTCTGCATGCATTTTTCCAATGGCAGCGTCCTTGGTATATCCTTTTAAAATAAGATCATTAAATGTTTCATAAGCTATTTGATACCAAATAGGCAGAATAACCGTTATTTCTTTACTATTTCCATAGTTACAATATCGGGTAGATTCTTGACTATAGCTTGCTATTCTATGACGAACTATTTCATGAGATACACCACGATCACAAATTACTCTAACTGTTATTTTTTCATGCTCAAGAACCGATTCGTGCCCGTTTTTTATAATCATTTGAACAAATTTAGCCGCAGAATCAATCGTTATTTTATCTTCTGATTTATAGCAAGTTCGTCCATACTTTTCTAATTTTGCGAGTAAATCATCTCCGTGATAATGATATTTTGTTTCATACCTTGGGCACTCTATTTCTTCATCTTCAAATTTCCACCAAGGAGAGATAATTTTCATTTCAATCTCCTATTTTAACATAAGAATAAATTTCTCTTTTTTCCACAGGACAAAGTTTATCTTTAAATATTCTCAAGCTTTCTATCCCCATAATTCCTCCATCATTAACTAATTTATTTTGATTCAAAATAACGGGGTCTGTATAAAATAAATATCTTTGGTATTCATTCAAAAATTTAATATTTCTAGAAAATGAAAATCGGAAGTTAATATAAAAATAATTGGAATCCCAAATATTGATTCCAAGAATATATCCATTTTTATCTACCAAAATTTTCCTATTATTTCCATTAAAAATATAATTAGTCATAACTTCATCATCATGAATTTCTTGATTTCCTTCTTTATTTTTTAACCATTCTATGAATAAATCTTTTAGTTGATTTTCATGATTATCATTCGCTTCAATATACTGCAAAGGGGAATTCCCATACCGTCCAGGAAATTTACGGATATTCTTTCGGAAAACTTGAAATTTGTTTCCAGTTAGATCTAGGAAATGACGAGGGTTATAAATATGTTCTAATTCCAAAAATTCTTTTTTATAATTAGAAGGCATAGACCAATTGGGAAAACTAGCCCATATATGAGTAGCCCAATTTTGGTAATCTCCGCTTATGCTATTTCCATTGGGGAGTAATTCCCCCGTATTCATATTTATTGGGGGGAATAAAATCCATTCGTTGTGTTTCCAATAAATAAAATCACCCGTAATTTCCTCTTTAATTTTAGCTCTTTGAAAATATTCTTCAGAGCAGGGAAAAGTAGGAATTATCTTATATTTTTTTAACAATTCCAAATATTGGTTTTTCAAATTCCCTCCATTTTTTCTGATCGAAGGATTTCTATATCAGTTCCTTCTTCAAGAATAAATACTTTTATTTTTCCTTTCATTTCAGCAGGTAAATTATCTTCCACCATCTTTTTGATTCTTTCTGATCGTTCCATGCTAATTTTTTGTTCAATTTTGATAACTATTAAATCATTTTCACGAACTTCTAATGTTTGGACACTTTTAACAAAATCAATTTCGTTCATTTTTTCCTCCATCATCTTTGTTGGTGAATTAGACCACCCACACCCAAACCAATGTTTACAGGGTCCATTTGTTTTACAGTAGGGGCAAGGACCATCTATATTATTCCAGGGTCGATTTATTTTTTTAATTATAGAATTCAGTTCCTCCGATTCGCAGATCCCGCATAGGGCAAATGGAGGTATTTCATGAATGCAATTAGAGAGTCTCATTTTTTTCCATAATTTTGATCGCGGCACGTAAGGAGCAATTGGTACATTCCAATGAGTCAAATGGTTCTTCTATATGTGAGTAAGAAATGATCTTCCATCCGTGCCCAACAAATGTGCATTTTATTCTTAAATAGAGCAACTTATACCACCACCATTGACGTTTCCACCAAATGCCCCCCACGTTGGATGGTACGGGATATACGAAACACCAAAGCCCCCTATCTTTACAAATAGTCCAACTCATCCTACTTTCCTTCTACCGCTTTCAACGCGGCTCTACAGATGGCGAGAGGAGCAGTATCGGCGTATCCCCAAAATTGCTCTCCGTGTCCCTTGTTATGGTCATCCAAACAACATTCCCATTCGCAATTTTCCCACATAATTGCTGGATGAAGATCTATGAGATGGTCCATGATATCCCATGCGGCGGCTAGATTGGTGGAGTATGACTTTATAAGCCCATCGCCCGATTGGGCGTTGTGCATACCAGCGCACTTGCAAAACCATACGGTCCCAGAAAATCCATCAATGTCACCACCGGAAAGTTTCCATGAATAGTCTTTCCTCACCAATGCAGAACACCCCATGACCTTCTCAGCCACCAGCGCGTCCATCTCCCGGCCAGCTTTCATCGTATCAATATTCATTATTTTCCTTCTTTATAAAAGTGAATTTACTTTAGCATCTATAAATTTAATAGCTTGTTCTACAGTAAAAATTTCTTCGGCCTCATTAATAAAAATATCTATTTGAAATTCTACTTCTGCTTTTGTTATTAAACCAATAATATCTAAAGAATCTAATTTTAAATCTTCGATAAAATGATCTTTTCTATCTATTTTATCTAATGGCATACCAGATTGATCGGATATAATTTTAAAAAGACGATCTTCAACAGAAATAGGTTCTATTTTCTTTCTTTTTTTCAAAATAGGATGGAGGTTTTCCTTAACTTTTTTATTTATGGGTAATAGTCCATCTCCTTTACATTTACTACAAACTTTTGAATTTCCCCCATATATAAGGGACATCCAAGTTTTTTCTTTATTAGGCATTTTTCCAGAACCCTTACAAACTTTACAAAAGTCATATTCCGCTACTGGCATATAAATTTGGAAATGTTCCATAGTCATAGTCATTTATATTGTTATTTCCCTCTTCTTTCTACTGCATCTCGAATATTGCCTACTGCTTGTTTTTGCCCTTCTGTCGCATGTTTTCTTTCTTCAACAGTTTCTGCTATGCCCAATAGAGTATCCTCTGCCCATTCGAAATCATCATCAGATATGCAATCATTTATTTCTTTTAACAAATCCTCCCATTCACATTCTTTACACATTACTTGTCTCCCTCGGCCTCTCTCTTTTTCCTTTCTTCATCTCCAGGGAAATCCTTCGTCCAATCTAACCCCCCTTTATTCATAAGTCCTGAGGAAGAGCCAGATTTAGAGGATTTTCCTCCTTTTGATGATTGGCTCTGTAACCGTTCGACTAATTTGCGACTTATAGAACCAGTTTTTCTACTCTTGCCCCCCATTTGATACCCCCTTTTTAAATTTTCTTCTCTCCCGGCCCTCTTTTACTTTAGCCCTAGATTTTGGATCAGACCAAAGTTGTTTCATAGTTTTAGATAATTTTGATTTTGATTCTTCACTATTTTGTTTTCCAGTATTAGACTCTATGTTTTTTCTTCTATATTCTGGATTATTCCATTTTTCTTTTATAGATTGAGATAAGGACTTTAACATATTTGATCTCATTTCTGGATCAGCCCATTGATTTGTAGCAGATTCTGATGCTTTTCTACTAAATTCAGGATCAGATGCTATAGTATTTGCTCTATTTAAAACTCTTTTTGATCGAATATCAGGGTCTTCCCATTCTTTTTTCCTCAGAATAGATCCAATTTGACGAGATTCTGGTGATCTCATAATTTCTAATATTTTGTCCTTAAATTTAGGGTTTTCCCACCTATCTTTAGTACTTTTAGACATTATAGCTTTTACTTCTGGGTTATCAAGTCCCTTTTTAATAGCATCTTTCATTCTATTTTTATATTCTGGATCTTCCCATAAATTTTTAACTGATTCAGATATTTGAGATATAATTTCAGGATTATCTTTGTATCTATTTTTAGTTAATTCAGATAGCTTTACTTTAGATTCCTCCGACCATTTTATCCCCCTATTGGATTCTGCTATTTCCCGAATATTATACCCATTTTCTTGTTTATATGATTCATAGTAATCTAACCAAATTTGTTCTCTAGGAACTAATTGAGTTAAATCATAAACTAATTCTATTACCATAAATACAAAAGATTCTTCCCCATATTTACAATAGGCAGATTGAATGTGTTGAGTATGTTCTCCTCTACGAAGTAACCATAAATGCCCCCTTTCCCATCTAATATATACATCTTCAGAAGATCCTATATACTTCTTCCCATTTATTCTATTAAGTATCATGTATACACCGGAAATTTTCATTTTATTCTTCTCTTTAAAATAGGGGGGATTATTTTTTCTTTCTGTAAATCCAAAATCCCCCCGCAGTCGTCGAAAATACACCCCGCCACAACTGCTTGCATATTATTATGCAGTCCATCTATCATAAAATATTTACATCCTTCTGGAAAATAGATATTAATTTTATCATTGAAATTAAATAATGCTAAGAAATCTCCTGTTCTTATTCCAAGAGGAGAAATAGAATCTGGAAGAACATCTTCTGGTTCTGTTAAGCCGAGGCCCTCCATTTCTATTTTTCTTTCGAGCAGTATCAGAGATCCGGCGTAGATATCTCGTTGAAGTATTTTTATTTCTCCCCCTCTAGTTACAAATTCAATATGCGATAAATTCTCGTCCAAAAGGTCTAACGAGGATTTATGAAAAGGGATCTTCCACTTCATTTTTTCTGTATCATAAAATTTATAAAATAACTCTTCTACTTCTTGAAAAGTTTGAGTAGGTATTCTACATTTTTTCTTACGGAGAAATTCTTCTCCTTTTTGAAGGAAAGTTATGCTATTTCCGTCTGCAGTAAAATTTGGGGAATCATAATCGCTTAGAAAAAAACGAATTGGTTCTGGAAATTCATTCTTAGTTGCCTCGAACCGAAGTATCATGGTTTTATCGCTGTTGAGAATATAAATAACATTTTCCCAACAGAATGCAGAGTTTTTTTGATTCCCTGATTGTTCCAAAGCAACTCCATATGAAAATATTCTTTCTACTTCTAATTCTCTCAAAATTGTCACCTTATTCTCCTTATCATTATGGGTTTTTCTTTTTTCTCAGCGTTTAATTTTCTATTTTTATGCCCCTCTATCATTTTAGCCCTAAATTTTGGATTTTCCCATTGATTTTTAGTTCTTTCTGATGCTTTTCTTTTATATTCAGGGTCATTTAATTTTTTTCTGATTGAATCTATCATTCTATTTCTTATCTCTGGATTATTCCACCTATTTTTAATAATCTCTGACATTCTTATTTTTCCTTCGGGGGATACTTTTCTTCCTGTTTGCCCCATTATCATATTGGAACGGGCTATGGGATCTTTCCCCGTTTTAATATTAATAATTTTGTAAATAGATGAAATCATTATAAATACTTTTCTTCTAATTCATTTCTGAGTCCCAAATTTACTCCCCTTTCCGCAATAAAGATGGCAATGAAATAATATCTTCCGTGGTTACTTTATTTGTCCATTCAAAAAATAATTCTTTTCCTTTGGTAAATACCGTTATCCAAATAGTAAAGAATAATATACCAATTTGAACAATACATTGCAAGAAAGATATAATAGTTAATATTACAGATTTAAATAACTTTCCACTCCTTTCATATAAATCTTTTCCTTCATCTTTAACCTTCATTTTATTTCCTCCATTAAATTGAAAATTCCGTTTGAATCTGACTGAAAATGCCCTCGCATAAAA